ACGGGGTTTTCGAACTGCGCAGAGTCCACGCGTTGAAGAGAAGCAGTAAACTGTTGGAACAATGTGGAAGCCTCACCACTTAGCAACCACTGCAGTTTATTTGTCTGCTCCTTGCCTACACTTGACCATAACTCCATGAGTTTAGCCACTTGACCGCTCAGCTTAGGGAGAACCGAATTCATTTTGCTGAGCTGCCCACAGTCCTCTGCGAGTTGGAGGATATCTGTGATGTAGGTCACCGGTGTTGAACAAGACGCTACCAATCTTGCCACCATTTGGACACAACTCTCCTCGTTGTCTCTTCCAATTTTAGCGGCTTTCATGGCTCTTATTAACCCGGCTCCAAGCGTACCAACGGGATTTGTTGAAACTTTGGCTGACAAATTGGCCACACGCACCCGGCCGTAATCCTCGTAGTATTTGTCATAGGTTGGATGGCTTACGTAGGCCAACGAAGCACGGTAAACAGTGTCAATGCCGTTATGGAGTTGGATCTCGCCGTCGTAGTCAGTGGATATGATATGGTCAAGTGCAGGATGGAGGATGCAGGAGTTTATTTCGTCGAGCTGACGAAGAGCTTTTTCAAGACCCTCCACAGCCAACAAAGGCAACCCGTACAGCCTCTCAAGCAATACAAAAGCTTCGGGACTAGTGTCATACACTGTTGCAGCATGCAATTTGTGTTTGAATTGTCTAGCCGTCAAAGCCATTTGTTTGACCATCGCATTTCTACTAACAACATTGGCGTTCACCCCCATCCTACCAGCAAACAGAGTCACCTGCTGAGCATAGAACGTTCTCAATATGGGAACAGCAGAATAGTCGATCGCTCGTTGAGCTACTGTACCAATCCACTGTTGCCACATCTCCAGTTCATTCGCCGGTGAAGACGAGGTACACCCAGTTTTAAGGAGAGTACGCCCGAGTTTGGGAACGTACAGACTCCGTGTCAACTTGGTCTTCCTGTCGACGACCGGGAAAAAGTAACCCGAACAAAAAGAGGACAACCTTTCATCTGCCATAGGGAACACTTTGTAGGTGATACCCATGCCAAGTTTCTTCAGACCTGTGATTTTTCCTTCTAATATCTCTAGGGATTTTTGGACGTGGCCTTGTTCAGGATTTTTAACAAAGACCAAATTGTCATCACCTAGGACTATGCATGCCCATTCTAGCCCGTCGAGCGCGAATGCCAGTAAAGAAGCGTTGATCATGGAATTGTCAACGGAGGTCTGGTTGTCTCCAGACGCTCTAGTTCCTGGAACCTTGTACCGCAGTTGTGCCTTTGGTACTAGTCGGTCATGCCACTCACCCATTTTGTTGTAGCAATTCTTCCTGAGTAACTTTACACACCATTCTGGCACGCCCATACGACGGTAGGCGGCCTCAGTGGTTAACAGGACTTCTGATCTCAAGGAGGCGTCATATCGAGAGTAATCGATTTCAATAACCGAATACTCGAAACCAGCAAATTTTTCCCTTTTGGCATCGAACCATGCTCCCAATTGCTCAGGAGTTTTGCCGATGGCGTAGCACACGTCAAAAGGTAGGTTGGGGTTTAACCCATTCCACCAATCTCCGAGGGCATGGCACACCTGCTTAATCCACGGTCCGTTCGAAAGAGTAAACGGAGCACTTCGCGCCGATATTATTCTGGGATCAGCTCCTTCAGGTTCGTTCTTAACCTTAATCTTTTGTGGCAACATCTCTGTTTTCACGAAAGCAGAAACCTGAAAATCTTTGTGGGTCAGTGGGCGAGGACCAAATTGTCCTGTTTGGAGTACAGAAGTACTGACCTCGGCAAAGTATTTCAAGAACTTTTTCCGATCAAGAGTTGAGAGCCACTCATAGATAGAGGCTGGTTGAACAATATCCTGAGGGTACATCCCCTGGAATTTCTTGGCAACAAAGGCTTGGTACTTTTCCAAAACCTTAAGGTCCAAAAGTGCTGTTTCTTGGACCACCCTATTACGGATGGCACGGTAAGCATTATGGACGCAATTCCTGTCGATCACGGGGAAAGTGGGCGTTGTAAAGCCGCGAACAATCCCTTTGGCTTTTTCTGAACAGGGCTGGCTCAGGAGGTGTTCTGCTTCTGGGGTGAGAGTGAACTCTGCCCCGTCCTTAAGCGGTTTTTCCTTCCATCCTTCTAGAGCACAGCACCTATACTTCAAGTAAGTGGAGTTATAAGGCATAACCCTCAACCCACCAACATCAGTGCAGGGCAAGTTCTCTGGACGCGGGTTAAACGACACTTTTCCACCGGTTGTCACAGAGTTCATCAACTTTTGGACTAGTTTAACTGGGTTAAACATCGTCTTCTTCTCAGCAAAACTATGGAGTAGTCCTTCGACATCCATTTCAG